TAGTAGCAAGTCATAGAAGGCTTATGTTCACACCAGTAGTCCTGATATGTCTCCCAGAGACGTAGCTGCTCCATAGCTCCCATGTCAGTAGCCACTATAGCGTTCTTAGGTGACTTCACGGGGAACGAGAAGACTTTAGTAGTAGGTGACATCACATCGTCCTCTACAGGGACTCCAGCGGCTTCTAAGACACCACACAGAGGATCTCTAGAGTCAGCCCTTACTCTTCTAATGTACTGCTCAGAGTAACGCGGGTGGATGCCTGAGGCACTGTCCACTAGCTGACTGACAGTACCAGAAGGTTTGACAGCAGTAATGGCAGTACTGGCGTTGATCTTAAGCATCGTAGACCACTTTACGTTAGTCCTAATTGCTTCTTCTTTTAACTCCGTTAGCCACTCTTTAAGATTCTCACTCTCTGTCCTACCTGACATAACAGGGTGATCCATAATACCCGTCAGGGACACCCCTAGAAGCGCCTCTTCTTTAGTATTGTCCTGCCATATCTTACGTAAGTACCTGAAGTCTGTCAGTGTCGCCTGTAGCGTTCCTAGGATAGCAGCGACCCTTACCTTTTTCTTAAGCGTCTGCAGTGTGTCCGCAGGTCTAACAACAACTTCTGACAAGTTACAGAACTGGTACGGCCTAAGTATAATCTCAGAACACGGGTTAGTCCCGAAGTCCACCGTAGCGTCCCTACGTTCGTTCTTAGCGGCCTGGCGTTGACTTGCAACACGACTAAAGACACCTCGCTCACCGGAGCGTGACTCGTACAGACTCTGCCACTCGTTTAGGAAAGCTTCAAAGTCAGGCTTCTCTGTGTAACAAGCTGAGTTGTTCGCTAGTCCTCTCTGGGGATTATCTACCCACCACTGCCCTGACTTTGCTCGTCTGATTCTGTCGTCAGTGAGGTTACTGAGACTGATAAGAGCGCTTCTTCTAACCCCGCCGACAACGACGACTTGTGCAATCTTACAACAGATGTCGTGACATTCGACAGAGTTAAGCTTTCTGCCAATAGACCCTCTAAAGATTTCCACGGTGAACTGAAATAAGTCAACAAGAGGCTCCGGGCCTGACGCTCTACCTCCGAAAGTTTTAAGGGGTTCCCCTGCAGCCCTAACTCCAGATACGTCCCACTTTGGAATTTGACCAGTAAAGAGCATTGCGATAAGTTCTCTGTATGCTTTAGCCCAGCCAATTTTGGAGTCAGAGACGTGTATAACTGTATCGGTTGCATGTAGTTCCTCTGCTACTTCTGGTAGCTTCTGTATGTACTGTCGTTCAACACTAAAGCCAACGCCTGTGCCGCACATAAGAACGTACATCATCTCGTCAAAAGCTTTCGGGTGATCTATAGGTAGATAGGCGCAGTTGAAGCCAGCGACATTGTCACGACTAAGGGCTTCTCCTGCTGTCATTAAGGCTCTCATGCTGGGCATAACTTCCATGTCATGTATCGGCTTGAAAAGATCCTTAGCTTCTTTGTCAGTCAGTTTCCTCTGAGTTACCCAGAAGTCTAGGTATCTGAGAACGGTTTCTTCCCACGACTCTCTACGTTTCTCTTCAGGTAAGTACCGTGCGTATCTTGATTTATGTATGTACTGTTGGTATGCATCCATTATGGTTCGTAATCTCCGTTTGTTAGTAGTGTTAGTTTTATCTGGTCGAGTAGAAAGTACAAAGTTTGTGCGTCGATGTTAGACGCTATGACCATCGTTTCGTTAGACCGTGCAAAACAAAAGGCTTCTTCATATTTTTTTAGGTTTTCTGTTTTACGTACAGAGTCAAAGACTTCTACGGCTGATAGATTACCCTTTTTCCCGAAGTCTCCTTCAATCACTTTCATTCGTTAGTTCCTCTATTAGTTTATCTAGGTACCAGTGGCACTTGCTAAGGTCTTGCAAAGGCTTACCCTTTTGTTCATAGCGCCACAGGTACTTCTCTATGTTCCCCTTTAAGTAACCCCTATAAGCTATCCTAGACATGCTTGATTTAATAGCCTCGATGCACTCAACTTCTCCTGTGTTGTAATGCTCAGGGTAGGACACTGCGTCCCACTCCTCTGGTTTTACGTTATTCAATTTCATCTTTGTCCTCCTCTTCAAACCCTAATTCCTCTTCAAAAAGATCCAGCCTATTGAGTAACTCAGCTTCAAACCTGTCCAGTAGCTGTTCTGAAGTTATCTCTAAAGCCTCTAGAAAGTCCTCAGGATCGTATGTCTTCAGCAGACGTTCTTTAATCTCTTCTAATGTTAGTGACATCGTCAATCAACTCCTCTAACATTTCTAAGCTGTACCACGCTATTCTCTCCTTGTCACACCACTGTGCCATTGTCATCTTAGCGCCCTTCCTAACTTTCTTCTCAGGCTTCATAAGAACAAACACAAGACGCTGACCCTCAGGTAAACAATCTCTAACACTGGTGTACTTCTTGGTGTCTCCTTCCCTGAAGAAACCTTTGCACTCTACGAGCGTCCCAGACTCCGTGTGAACAAAGTCAGGACAGTATCTACGATGGACTGTGTAAGGAACTGTGAAGGGTTCATATTCAAAACCCTTCTTCAGCACCTTAGCTACGTCTTCTTCAAAGTAACTACGAAACTGTGATTTCGATCGGGCGCGGCTCATTTACTACCTCTACTAAATAACGTGGGCCTGTGGAATACAGGAAACCTCTTACGGAGGGCCAACACTGCTTTTTGTACATACAATAGGAACAACCAACGGCAAGTTTCTGGTTTCCACTTTTTCCATCTGGAAGCGGATCGTAGCAAACTCCTGGTGCTGTTGGTTGCTTTACCATCTTTTTTATCTGGTTGATTCTTTCTCCTATGTCATAGGAAATTAGGTCATACACAGGTGCTTGTGTGTCCTCTGTGTCGTACAGGAGGTAAGTCAAATGTCCATGCTGTTTGTCCATAGCTAACCAGCCGAACTTCGTTGCTCCCTCTGACGCTGCGTAGCCTTTGATCTGAGCCACGTAGCCAAAAGGGTCATCATAAGCCAGTGTTCCCTCTTTGAACTTCTTAAAACCAAAGGTGGACGCTGACTTCACGTCTGTCACAATCCCGTTGATCTTACAGTCCATAGAACCTTTGACTCCGTTGACTTCGCACTTCTTCTGCTCGTCAGTAACCGTGTGTCCTGCTGCTCTGGTGAGAAACAGTAGTAGTTCTTCTATGAGATGTCCGTAGAGAAACTTAACGTAAGTAGGTGGAGTGATGTCCTCACCCTTGTCTACATCGTTGTACACGTTCCATAGAAACTTGTCTTTACGCCCTATGTTAGACATACGGAGCTTACGACTGTCGTTTCTAACTTCTTTGAACTCTTTTCTCATAAGGTCTTTGACGTTCTCACCGAACTTCTCGATACAAGCGTCAATGTCTACACCTTCTGCTACTTCCTTCGACTCTACAAGTTTGTAGATGTCGCTAACTAAGTTATATACGTGTTTCATGGTGGTTTATCCATCTGAGTTTACGTGTGTCAGGCTCAAAACCTAAGAAAACAACTCCTATGTTTTTTTGTTCTTGAGTTCTTGTTTTGTGTGAGCGTGTATTAAGCCCTAATGTTTTAACGTCTACTAAAGTTACTTCTCCGTCTTTAATAGCAACCATATCTATCGGGCCACTGCTGCCCGCGTTGGGGAAAACTTCGTAACCGTTGTCCCACAACCAAGTGACTGCATAGTATTCAGCCAAGTCTCCTTTTCGGCTTTTGCTTTCAGAAATAGGTATTTCCCTAGTTCCATCTTTTTTAAGTTGTAAATTTCTAGTCATCAGTGTGTCTCTGCCCACGTAGTTCCAACTTTGTACTCCCCGTCAAGAGGGCACCTGAGGTCAAACGCGAGTCCTGCTGCCTTGAGGCACTCAACCGCAAGGTAGCCATACTTCTCCGCGTGTTTTTCTGACACTTCCGCTTGGACTTCATCATGTATATTCCCTATGAATTTATAATCAAGACTCCACTGCTGCGCGTAGTCATCTAAAAGAACCAGTGCTTTCTTCATAACAACGGCACCTGCACCTTGTAGTAGAGTGTTTAGTGCCGCGTGTTCTGACCTGACTTGAAGTCTACGTCCGTCAAGACCTCTGAGGAAGCCGCGACCACTTGCTCTGCCAACGCGATCTCGTAGAGATTCAAGAGCAGGCGTATTTCGTAGAAATCGTTGCTTAAGGACTGAGCCGTCCTTCGCGCTTCCACCGACGATAGTGCCGATCTTTGCGTCTCCTGCTCCGTAGAGGAAAGCGTAGATGAAAGTCTTTGCCTGAGGTCTTGTTTCCAAGCCTGCAGCAAGTTGATTTCTTGTGTGAATGTCTTCGGTGAGAAGGACATCAGTAAACTCCTTGTCGTCCATGTAATGTGCCAGCATACGTAACTCAAGACCACTAGCGTCAAACCCAACTAACTTAGTACCACTAGGTACAGTCCAGCAGGAACGACACTCGTGTCCGTACTGACTGTGGCTAGAAGGAACCTGCGCCATGTTGGGTGACTGATGCGTCATACGTCCTGTGATAGCTCCGTTGCTTATGACACGACCGTGTACTCTACCGTCCGCCTGGAGGTGTTCTAGCCACGAGTGAACCTGTGCGTATCTCTTTTGTAGCATCAAGTACTCTCTGACGGCACGAGCCTCAGGTAGATCAATAGTCTCTAGGACTGCCTCGTCAACAATAGGAGTACCTTTCTCCGTAACTTTGACGAAAACCGCACCAATTTCCGATAGCCTTCTCGCAATTTGTTGCCTAGATCCCACATTAAACACTTCAACCTTATCTTTAAGCCGTTTACCTGTCTTTTCACTGTGTCGGACATGGACGATAGGCTGAAACCGTTGTTGTAAATTTTCTTCAATTGCATTCATTTTCTCCATAAAAGTTGCACATAATTCACGAGCTAGGTTCTGATCCAGGACCCAGCCGTTCCTCTGCTGCTGTTGTACTGCGTACTGTACCTTGTGTTCTAACTCAATAGACTCAGGTGAGAAGCAGTCAGCCATCTCTTGTAACAACTTCTGATGTACTGCTTCTGTTACTTCTACGTCCCTCTCACAGTACTTAATCATACTGTCGCTTAAGCATGTCCAATCAGTGTGGTCACCTTTGGGGAAGCCTAGAGCGTTGCCCCAGTTCCGCAATGAGTGTCCACCGGACTTGCTAGGGTCACACAAGCGTGACAAGACTAGAGTATCTATAATCCTCTCAGGCTCAATCTGAAGCCCCCACAGACGTTCCAGCACAGGTAGGTCGTATCCTATAAGGTTGTGACCAATAACGCTCTTAGAGCCGCTGAGGGCCTCTGAAAGAGTTTCTTTACTGGTGTGTACCGTATTGACACCCGCTTCTCTAGTTACTACGCACCAAACACACGTAGGATCTAGGCCGTTAGTTTCTGCGTCAAGGTAAATCAAAAGTCACCGCCTACTTCTGGGTTTGCTACTTCCTGCATCCTACCTGTACTTTTGTCGTAGTGTAGCCAGCAAGCAGGGCCAGTTTCCCCCGTGTAACGATTCTTTAGGACACGTACTGTTGTCGTGTTCCTAATTTCTTCGTTCAGGTTCTGCTGGTCACGCTCCATGCCGATAACGATGTCCGACAACTGTGCGATCGTCTGTGAACCCCTGAGTTCACCTAGACTGATACGCGCACCGTCCTCGTGTGACTTACCCTGCGCTCTCTTAAGATGTGACACGAGGAACAAGCAGATGCCTGTCTCTGCCACGAGCGTCCTGAGCTTCGTCATTATCTCGTCAATAGCCTTGCGTTCATCCCCTGACTCTTGAGATGAAACAACGATAGACAAGTGGTCTAGCACGACAAACTTACAGTCCAGAGCCTTAGCCATGTATCTCACACGTGCTAGTAGGTTGTCCGTAGAAGTAGAACCCCAGTGATCGAACAGGTAGTACCTACCGGTGCCTAAAGTCTCTTCCCAGAAAGGACGTAGCTCGTCCACAGGTGTGTCTTCTTCTAAATGCAGAGGGCGGTTAGCAGACACCGACATGATACCCAGTGTGGTTCTAGAGAGATCTTCTTCTAGCGCAAGGACTCCTATGTTGCCTTCACATCTCTTAAGTAGATCAAACTCTATCTCACGTATA